ATGGCCGACCAGATGGCCGACCACCAGCGCGGAGGGAGCCAGGGGATGGCGTACGGGGACGGCACCAGGCCGAGGCGGCGCGGCGACGGAAAGTGGATCGCGTCCGTGGAGGCCGGCTGGACCGAGCGAGGCACCCGCCGCCGCCGCTCCGTCGTCGCCAGGACCGAGGCAGAGTGCAAGCGCCGCCTCAGGGCCCTCAGACGCGAGATGCTCGCCGAGCAGGCCGTCGGCGCCAGCCCACGCACCACCCTCAGGACGTGGGTAGAGACCTGGGCGCAGGACTACCAGCACCGGGCACGCCCCCGCGTCTACGGCAATGACATGCGCACGGTCCGCAAGCACGTCATCCCCGCGATGGGCGGCCGCCGCCTCACCGAGCTCTCCGTAGGGGACCTACGCACCCTGGAGAGGAGGATGCGGGCCGCGGGCCTGTCCACCACCACCATCCGGAACGCCCGGATGCTCCTCCACCGCATCCTGCGGGCCGCCGTCGTCGAGGGCCACCACGTCCCCGAGGCCGTCATGGCCGCCCCGAAACCCGCCGCCGCCACCTCCACCAGGACCGCGATCCCCGCCGCCGACGCCGCACGCCTCATCCGCACCGCCACACAGAAGCCCGCCTGGCCGGCCCCGACCGAGCCGGACGGGCTGACCCCGCGCCAGCGCCAGGAGTGGGCCAAGCGCCGCCCCCGCGCCCTGGAGGTGGACGCCTCCAGGTGGGTCGCCGCCCTCCTCCAGGGCATGCGGCAGGGCGAGGCCCTCGGCCTGACCTGGGACCGCGTGGACCTCGGCGCCGGCACCGTCACCATCGACCGCCAGCTGGTCGAGCTCGGGCGAGACGACGACCCCCACGCCACCGACGGCGTGGACTACGAGCAGCTCACTGGCGGCTACCACTGGGGCCCGCCGAAGACGAGTGCGGGGCGGCGCGTCCAGCCGCTCGTGCCCTGGCTCGCGGCCGCCCTGACCCAGTGGCGCGAGCAGTGCCCGCCCTCCCCCTGGGGGCTGGTGTGGCCGCGCCCCTCCGGTGGCCCCTACTCGAAATCAGATGACCGTCTGGCCTGGCGGGGCCTCCAGGACGCCGCAGGCGTCCACAAGGGCGGATCCGGCACCCCCGACGACCCCTACAGCTACTACGTGGTCCACGAGGCCAGGAACACCACGGCCACGCTCCTCATGGCCGCCCACGTCCCGCCGCCGGTCGTCATCGCGGTCCTCGGCCACTCAGCCTACGCCACCTCCATGGGCTACATGACCACTGATCTGGCCCAGGCCCGGGCGGCCCTGGAGGGCGTAGCAGAGCGGCTCGGCATCGGCGCCTGAGGAGCGGGGCGCCGACCAGTACGTGTGATGCTCACCATATGCCTACGTGTAGACATAGGACTACAGACGGTCCTATACTGGAGCCATCGGAAGGGCATCAGAGCCCGACCGACCTACCACGAGGAGACAGAAATGGACACCATCACCATCACCGAGCTCGCCGACATGGTTAGTGTCGTGGCGCCCTACGATGCGGCTTTTGTCCGCGAGGCCCGCCGGGCCGGCGGCCGCTGGAACCGGGACGCGAAGTCCTGGATCTTCGACGCCCGTAACAAGCCGGCCGTGGAGGCGGCCCTGAGCAGCTGCTATGGCTGGGCGCCCGCCGGGGCCCCCACGGGCGACTTCCACGTCACCCTGACCGCCCACAACGCCGGCGACAAGGAGGTGCGGCTCATGGGGCGCACCGTCGCCCGCAGGTGGCGGCGCGACAGCACCGTCGTCATCGGTGAGGGTGTCGCCGTCGTCGACGGCGACTTCCCCTCCCGGGCCGGCAGCCTGAGCCGCCCCGCCATCCTCGACATGGGTGACGCCCCCGTCACCCTGGTCGTCCGCGACCTGCCCACGACCATCCTCGACGACGAGGACCTGGTGGAGACCTACGAGGTGACCCCGGTCCCCGACGCCGCGGCAGGCCTGGCGGACGCGGACCTGGAGGACCTCCGCGCCGAGAGGGCGCGGCTCGTCCGCCGTCTGGCGGAGATCGACGCCCTCCTGGCGGACGCCGACTGAAAAGGGCGGTGGCGGGGCCTCTGGCTCAGGCCCCGCCACCGCGGTCTCCTACCACAGGAGATAGACAGCATCATACGCCACTGCCCCGATGGTCGCAGGGCCGGTCCGACTCCGGCCCGGGGCGCGGGGCGGCCCCCGGGAACGGTACTCCCGGAGGCCGCAGGCCCTGCTGAGGGCCACCCACCACCATACACACCTGATCCTGCTGAGGAGAGACCACGATGACTACTACCCACCCCTATTTTGTCGCCCGTGCCCGCGCGTGGATGGCCCGTGCCGGAGGCCGCCCCCAGGACGCCGACGCCCTGGCCCGCTGGGCCCAGACCGCCCGCCTCGCGGGCCTGGACGACCGCGGCGTCGTCATCGGCCGTGACGGGACCCTGGTGGCCGAGACCAGGCGCCGCCGGGGACACTACTACGTGGACCCCGGGGACATGGCCCGCCTCGGCCTGACCACCGCCCCCACCGAGCTGGGGGCGGCCATGGGGGCCATCCGCCGCGCCGTGGGCCAGGCGGTGGGCCACGCCGCCTACTGGGAGATCTGCTGCGGGGCCGGCCGGTTCGTCCCCGAGGTCGCCGACACCACCGCCGCCACCACCAGCACCGAGGGTGGTGAGGACCGGTGAGCGCCGCCAGGACCGGCCAGGACGGGATCATCCTGGCCCGGTTCCTGGCCCGGGTGGCCGGGGAGCGGACGCGGGAGAACTACCAGCGGGACCTGGGCCCCTGGTCCCGCTGGCTGCGAGGGCGGGGCACCGGCCTGCTGGAGGCCAGCCGCCAGGACGTCGAGGAGTACCTGGCCGCCCACCCCGCCTGGGCGCCGGCCACGGTGTGCACCGTTGTGGACCACGTCCACGGCCTCTACCGGTGGTGCCTGGAGGAGGGGCTCGTCGGGGCGGACCCCACCGCCTTGGTGCGCCGGCCCCGCCGGCCCCGCCACTGCGGCAGGGCCTGGCTGGGGCCCCGGGACCTGAGCCGCCTGCTGGAGGCCTCCCTGACCTGGCGGGGCGGGGGCCTGGCCGCCCACGCCCACCTGTGGGGCCTGTCCGGTCTGCGGCCCGGGGAGCCCAGGGGCCTGCGCGTGGCCGACCTGGCCGCCTACGACGGCCAGGTCACCCTGACCGTGACCGCCACCAAAGAGGCGGGGCGGGAGACGCTGCCCCTGCCGGTCTCTACCGGCCGCATCCTGACCGGGGCCGCGGCCGGCAGGGGCAGGCAGGACCTGCTCCTGCCCCACCCCACCACAGGGCGGGCCTGGACGGCGGGGACCGAGAGGAACTGGCTCATCGGCCTGTGCGAGCACGCGGGCGTGCCCGTCGTCACCCCCTACGGGCTGCGCGACGGACAGATCACCATCGCTCTCATGGCAGGCATCCCCGAGCGCGAGGTCTCCGTCTCCGCCCGCCACTCCACCACCGCCACCACCTCCCACTACGACCGCCTCCGCACCCAGGTCGCCCGGGCCGTAGGCCCCCGCCTGGAGACCTATCTCCGCACCGGTACCCTGGACCACGAGCCCCCGCACCAGGCAGGGGAGTGACAGAGGAGGGAATTGTGGGGGACCTCACCGCTGAGGCGCAGGCCCTGCTAGTCAGGGCCGTCGAGCTCACCAGGAGGGAGCGGGAGGAGCGGAAGGCGGCTGACGCCGCCCTCGCGGCCCGCGACGAGGCTATCACCATGGCCCACGAGGCCGGTGTGACCATGTACCGGCTCTCGCAGGAAACCGGCCTGTCGAAGACCGCGACCCGCGCCGCGGTGCTCCGCACCCGCGGCGCCTGAGGAGCGGGACGCCGACCAGTACGTGTGACGCTCACCATATGCCTACGTGTAGACATAGGACTACGGACGGTCCTCACCGCGATCGCTCTGGTCCTGGACATCCTGTTCCGGATCGGCCCGAGGAGGCACGGGCGTCACTGCAAGCCGCGTCACCGCAAGGAGCGGCGCCGGTGACCCTCGTGGGGCGGGCTGGAAGTAGTTCTAGTACCTCCAGCCCGCCCCCACCAGGCTACCCCACCACGGAGGACAGAGAGGAGGAAGGCATGAGCACGAGCAGGTGGATCGCGGTGACCGTCCTGGCCGCCACGGTCGTCATCGGCGTGGCCCTGTACTGGGTCAGCCCCGGCATCACCAACCGGGGACTCCTGGCCACGTTCTGGGCCGTCTGGGGCGTCAACCTCGGCGTCAACGCCACCGTCCTGGTCCTGCGCCGGGACTGACCACGCCCCGGAGGGACACGACGACGTGGCCCCCTCACCCCTGGTCCGGGGGTGAGGGGGCCACGTCGTGTGCGGCCTGTCAGCAGGGGCGTCCTGTCTGGCAGGGGCGGTCCTCCTGGTGGGTGACGCGGGCGTCCAGGGCGCGCAGGTCGGCCCTCAGGCCGTCGGCGTGGGTCTCCACCCGGGAGACCCGCTGGGCGATGAGGCCGAGGGTCTCGGCCTGACGCTCGACGTCGGCCTGCCGGGCGGTCTCGGCCATGTCCATTCGGGCCAGGACCGTGGCCAGGGTGGCACGCACCTCGTCCAGGTCGTCGCGCAGGTGGGTGCCGTGCCGATTGGTCACGCCCTCCCGGGCGGCGTCGGCGGCGTCCCTGGCCGCGTCGGCCCGGGCGCCCAGGCGGCGCAGGCCCCGCTCGACCCGCCGCGTGTAGGAGCGGACCAGGGCGGCCAGCAGCCCCAGGACCACCACGACCGCGGTCGTGGCCGCGGTGATGACCTCCGGGGCCGTCAGGACCTGGACCACCGGGTGCGGCGCCCCGGTCACTCACCACCACCACTGGCACCGGCGGCCGTGGCCACGGCCGTGTCGGCGGCCCTGGGGTCAGCCAGGGAGGTCAGCACCGACAGGACCACGGCGGTAGCGGTCACGCCGATGGCCTGGGCCCAGTCCACGTCCCAGATGGTCATACCCACCGTGATCAGGGCCACCAGGGTCTGGGCGGCTGTCTTGACGGCGCGCTCGGCCACCCCGGCCCAGAAGGTCTTCTTCGCGTACATGTGTGTATCTCCTACTCAGTAGTTGGGTGGGTCCTGGGGTCAGGGCCTGACGGCCAGGCCCCTGCTGCCGGCCCAGGAGTGGTTGAGGGTGTGCTGGACGGCCTCGATCACGGCCGTGTCGTACCCGCCGGTGACGGGGATCCGGTGCCCAGCCGGGATACCGCAGTTGTTCCACCAGGCCCGGAAGGCGTTCCAGGTGGCGTCGTCGTCCACGCCGGTGACGGGCAGGCGGTCCGCCCCGGTGGCCTCCTTGAGGCGGTAGGCGTCCACCTGCCAGGACAGGGCGTACTGGAGGGCCCGGCACGCCTGCTCCCAGGGGGCGTCCTCGGGCACGCCCATGACCTGGCGGAACCTCGCGGCGGTGCGGGGCCCCCAGACGCCGTCCACGGCCAGGGGCACCCAGCCGGAGGGGGAGCCGGCCAGGGCCTGCCACTCCTCACGGCTGACGTAGACCACGTCCAGGTCCACGCCACGTCCGTACCCCGGCACAGCCCCCTCAGAGGTGTACTGCCAGGCGATGGGCGCGCCCCAGGGGGCCGTGCCGTAGGGGCAGTCCGGGGTGGCCAGGACGGTGGGCGCGCCGGCCGGGTAGCCCGCCACCCACAGCGGGTGCCCGGCCGCCGCCACCGCCGCCCAGTCGTGGGCGTCCACCGCGTAGGAGTACGTGTAGAGGGCCGGGGTCACCCCGGTGGCCTCCCGCACCCTGGTCAGCCAGTCCAGGGCCCAGCCCGTGTCGGCCAGGCCGTCGGGGTCCTCCCAGTCCAGGATCAGGACCGCACGGCCCACGTAGGGGCCCACGGCGTCGAGGAAGGTCCGCGCCTCCTCCTCCACGCTGTTAGCAGAATTCCAGGTGAAGTGGTACAGGCCGAGCAACTTTCCGGCGGCCAGGGCGGCGTCGGCCCGGGCCTGGAAACCCGGATCCGTGTAGCCACTGCCCTCGCTCGCCTTGACGATCACCACGTCACAGGGCACGCCGGCCACGTCCAGGCCGTCCTGGTGGGACGACACGTCGATCCCGGTCAGCCTCCCCTGCGTAGGGGCCGGCCACTCCTCACGGGCGGTAGGCGGCGCCGGCGTGGCCCCGGCCGCACCGGTGTACCGCAGGCAGGTGGACCACGTCGCACTGGTGGTGCGGGGGTGGTCGGAGTAGCGGATCAGGCGGGTCTCCCCGCCGGTGTCATCGCCGGTGGACCCGTCGTCACCTGTCGAGCCGTCGATGTCACCAGCGGCGTCGATCCACGCCTCGGCCAGGAGCGGGTCGTCCGGGTCGAAACCGCCGTCGAGGTCGCGGACGACCATGGCGACGTGACCGGGATCCACCAGCAGCAGGTCACCCACGGCCAGGCCGCCGTCAGGCACGGACCCGGTCCAGCTGTCCCCGATATCCGTGAAACCGCGAGCCAGGGCGTAGTCGCGCAGGTTCCCGGTGTACGTGTCCCGCGGGAACAGCTCGGGCCGCTCGCCCTCGGACAGGCACTCGTGGAAGCCGATATTGTATGCCCCCGCGACGCCGGCGGAGCAGTCCATCTCCCCGGGGCCACGCAGCCACCCGGCCCAGTCACTGGCGTCGTACGCCGACCACCGCCTGGGCTGGGAGTACCCCACACCACCGTAGGCGTCTGTCGCGCACCAGTACCGCATCTCACTGGCCGCGTACTCAGCCACAGCACTAGTCATCAGCTGTCATTTCCTCTCAGGCACGTAGGAGCCCCCGGCCGGACGACACGGGGGCACGAATAGGATTTAGTTCTTGGTCCAGCCGGCCGGGTAGTTCACGGGTCCCGAGGTAAAGGGGTTCAGCCACGTCTTGGACGTGTTCCGCCAGGTGGTGCCGCCGACGACGACACGCTCACCCGGGCCGATGACCGCGCCCTCAGCCAGGGACTTGACATCCTTGGCCTCGGGGGAGGCCTGCGCCTCGTACTCCTCGGCGATAGCCAGCGCCCGCATCCGGGCGGACTCACGCACGCTGCGGGCGGATCGCTCCGCGGCGACGGCCTCGTAGAGTGCGTCCAGGTCAGTGTCGGACAGCGTGCGCAGGTCGGGAAGCCCCAGGACCATAATTAATTACCTTCCCCTTTTGCTACTGTTCAGGCCATGCTGATCGGCCAGGTCATGATCGTCATCCGCGTCCAGTCATCCGACGACAACTGAAATTTCGCAAACTTATTATTAGCCTGGGTGGCATCCAGAACAGACTTGAACCACATCGTGATATCGGGCTTCTCACCCGCCCGGATAATGCCGGACGCCGTGACGGACGTATTGTCGTCGTCCTGCCCGTTGACGTGCGCCTTGTACGTGGTGGACCTGTCGGTGATCCTGGTGTAGATCTCCAAGTCAAGGCTACCGTTGATGATTCGGCACCACGCCGTCCCCGTGCACAGGTACATACGATCATACGGCGCCGTGGGGACCACGGCCTCTACCAGGGCCTTCCACCGCCCGATCTCCAGCTCCCAGGTCCCCTGGATAGCGGGCCCGGCCTGATTGGTGTACACCGTGGCCTCATTCATGACCTGGAGGACGTACACGCCACGATCATTCTTGACACCGGTAGCCCGGTAGAAAATACCGTTCATGTCGAAGTAGAACGGGTGCGCGGGCGTGGCCGGCACATTGTCGGCCTCGGCCCTGGCCAGGATCGTACGGACCGCCGCCACCGACGCCACGGGCACCACTATCCCCGCCGCATCGAAACTCTTCTCGTAGCTGGCCAGCAGGTCGTCCCCGGAGTCGGGGACCGGAACACCCCTCAAAGAATTATGCACGATATTCCTTATCCCCCTAGTCCTGGGCCACGAGCGTGACCGTCATACTGCTGCCCGCCCTACCGTTAGGCCGCCACACGCCGGTGTTCTGCCACCAGGCCGGGCACACCCCCTCACCGGCGTCCAGGTGCACCACACCCGACGCGGTGGGCTGGGTGAGGATCCCCGACGCCAGCTGCCTGGTGTCCACCGGGTCATGGACGTCGTCCACGCTGGCACGCCCCGACCGCCAGATCCCCGACGCCACCAACCAGTTCGGCTCGGCCGGCGCGTAGGCCCAGGAGGTCATGACGTCTACCCGGTACCAGCCGGAGATCGGGACGCACACGTAGTAGGACGACTTGTAGACACCGTTCCGGAGGATCTCGGAGGAGGTCTCACGGCAGTCCAGGTACCCGTAGGACCCCGACGGCTTGTCACCCCCCGAGGACGGCCCCCACCTCAGGGACGCGACCGGCGGGGCCGCCAGGGTCCGCCACCCCACGGCCCCCAGCCTCGTCCCGGCCTGCCCGCGCATCTCCACGCCGGCCGAGGACAGGGACACCACGACGTCGTCGCCGTCCGTGATGTCGATACGGGCGGTGCCCGCCGCATCCCGGTAGATCCGCAGCCCCGACCTCCGGGGCGTGACGTGCTCGACCCGCAGGTTGGAGATCCGCAGGGTGTCACCCACCTGGGCGCCCGCCCCGAGGAGGACCTGGGCGTTCACGAGCTGCGTGTCGTCCAGGTACTCTCCCTCGGGCAGGGTCACGGTCAGGGTGACCGGCTCACCGGACCGGACCGGGCTCTTGTCCTGGTGCCACATGCGGGTCTGGGACAGGACGTGCAGCCTCACGTCGCTCGTGCCGGCCGCGGTGGTGACGGTGACGGTGGCGGACACCCTGACCGTCCCGCCCTGGGGGCGCGTGCCCGCGGAGAAGAGGGCGGCCGCCCAGGTGGAGGAGGCCGACATGGTGGACGGCCTGGTGAGGGTCAGGGTGACGCCGTCGGCGTCCACCGCGGCGGTGGCGGTGACGGTGCCGTCCTCCTTCCGGTCCGACCGCTGGATCTGGATGCTCCGCACCCCGGCCCAGGCACCCGTCTCGGTGGATCTCGTGCTCTCGTCGGACAGGGCCAGCTCGCCGCCGCGCAGCCGGTTCCCCACGAGGTCGCCGACGACGGCGGTACCCGTGATGGTCGCGCCGCCGGCGGTCAGCATCTCGGTGGTGACCGACCCGAACGCGGCGAGGCGCGCCCACAGCTCCTTGGAGGCGTAGATCTTGGGTGCGGTGACGGCGCCGTCGGCCAGGGACACGTCACCCACCGACCCGGGCACCAGCACACTGCTGGCGACCAGGGGGCGGGGCAGCCACCAGCTACCGTCCCACACGCTGGCCGCGATCACGGCCCCGTCGTCCCGCGTGGCGTACCAGATCTGCCCTCTGACGGGCTTCTCCGGGGCCGTAGGCCCCACGTGCGGGGGCCGGTTGGCCTCACCCACCGCCAGGGCCCTAGCAGCCTCACGGGACGCCTCAGCCGCCGCCTCAGCCGCCCGAGCAGCACGCTGCCCCACGGCCTCCGCCTCCCTGAGGGCCTGGGCGCCCCTGGTCATAGCCTGCTGGACCAGGGCCCCGGCCGCCCCCGTCGCCCTGGTCTCCCTGTCAGGATCCAGGACGGTAGGAGAGGCGATCTGGAGCACCCTCCCACTGGCGTCCAGCAGCACCCGCACCAGGGCACCGACCTGGGTGACCAGCCCGTCCGTGGGCCCGGTAGCCCGCGTCTCGGGGCGGTCCGCGGGCACCTCGACCTCCACCCAACCGCCGCCCAGGACCTCGGTCACCCGGCCAGTCACCCACGACGGCCGCCGGCCCGGCCCCGGCACGCCAGCAGCCTGCTGGCCGCGGTCACGGCCGGGCCGCCCGTCTATCCACAGGCTCCGCCTCCTCGGATCCACTATCTACCCCCCGTGTCTTTCACCACTCCAGCAGGTCCAGGTCGATCCGCATGGTCGCCCCTACGTCCGACAGGGGCAGGGAGTAGGACCGCACCCGCCCGGCCAGCACCACTCCGTCGGCGTCCAGGACGCCGACGACGTCACCGGCCTCCACCCGCGCATCAGGCACGACGTCGATACTCGCCGTGGTCAGGGACACCAGGTCCTCACGGCGCATCTCGGCCAGGGCCGCCTCCACGTCCCCCACCGTCTTGGCCCCGGAGACCTCCCGGAGGCGGGTCTGCCACCCGTACCCGGCCGGGTCCAGGGGCGCACCAGTCTCCTCCGAGGTACGGATGACCTGCACGTCGTCGACCATCGCCGTCGCCACCCACCGGTTCGGGCGGCGCTCCAGGTCCCGCCGCTCGCGGACCAGGTCCACCAGGGACCCGTCGTCCCGGCGGACCAGCAGGTCCGGGCAGGAGGCGTCCCGCAGCCGGTAGACGTGCAGGACGCCGTCCGCCCCGACCCTCATCCCGCACCCGTGGGCGGCAGCCAGGGAGGCCATCGCCTCGGTCCGCGACGTCCCCCACTGCGACGTCCGCGGCACGGCCGCGTCGGCCACGCCCGCGTCCAGGGCCACCGGCAGGGGCCCGGCCAGCCGCTGCATCTCGCTGCGCAGCGTGGCCCCCTCCGGCGGGGACGACGGCCACGCCATAGGATCCCCGTCAGGCAGGCGCATCAGGTCCTGCGCACTGACAGTGACACCACCCGAGTCGGGCTTGAAAGCGGTGTGGACGTACTCCCCCAGCGGGGTCTCCTCCCGGGTCCCGTCAGGCAGCTCGTAGACCACGTGCACCACGGACCGCTGCCCGTAATGGTGCAGGGCGTCCAGGGGCAGCACCGGCTCCCACGAGGTAGGGGCCGTGTAGGTCAGCAGGCCCGGTACCGTGCGGTCACCCGCCCACTCCAGCCTGGCGTCCGTCACGGGGACGTCTACCGCGAGGACACGGCCGGCACGGTGGACGTCCACGCGCACCCCCACGGCCAGGGCGCCGCGCAGGCGCGCCGTCACGGGCCCCGGCCTCACGCCGGCATCCCCGCGACCAGGGAGCACAGCTCCGCGTAGGAGCGTGCCCGCCACGCCCCATCGACGGCGTCCCACTCACCCCACGTGACCACACCCGCCCCGCGGGTGCCGTCAGGCGAGGCCAGCATGGGGGAGTCCAGGGGCACCTCGGTCCACTCCACCGTGTACTCCAGGATGCCTTCCCCGCCTAAGCGCTTGGTAGCGACCTTGTCGATCGTGACCACGCGGGGCGGTAGCCCCGGCGTGGGCTCCCCGGGCACCACGAGCAGGGGCTCACGGCGTCGTAGGAGGGCCCACACCTCCTGCCACCGGGCCGGGTCGAGCAGGACCAGCAGGCCGGCCCCGGTCACCGGCTCCTCGGTCAGGGGCCACCTGGCCACCAGCGGACTAAAACGTTTCACCCCGCTGCTCCAGCTGCGAGGGTCCCCGTTGCTCTCCCAGGCCAGGTCCGGGACCACCCGCCCGTCCAGGCGCGAGACCATCGCCCGCCACCACTCCACCCTGGGCCGCTCCAGCACCACGGTCTCACCGGTGCCCCTGACCGTGTAGGTCACGGGCACGCCCGGCAGGGCCAGCGGGTCGGACACCATCTGCACCGCCCCCGTGCACCGGACGGTCACAGCCACCCACGCCCGCCCCGAGGCGTCCACCGCGTCGATAATGAAGCGGTCCCCCTCACGCCCCTGAAAGGCGAAGGACGGCAGGCCAGTGTGCGTCGCGACCCACGACCTCACCACGACCCCCTCACCACGGTCACAGGCCGAGGGCCTGGGCCTCCAGGATCCGCCCGTCAGCCTCTACCCGCATACGACCCACGAGCTCGTCGTCCACGTCACGGACCACGAGCTCACGGCCCCGCCCGCTCTCCAGCAGCTCGACGAGCCGATTGATACCACCCCACTGGCCGGCGGAGAACACCGGCTCGGGCTTGTTGGACTTGTTGTCCACGACGGTGGTACCCGGCTGGAGCCACCCACCGTCGTCATAGGTCAGCCGCCCCACTGTCGGACTCCCCCAGATAGGCACCTCACGCGCCGAGGCCCCCTCATGAGGCTCCTCTATCATCATCCCACCACCGGAGTACCACGCGATATGGTGCGCAGGATTACCCCACAGCAGGATATCACCAGGGACCTTCGCGTCCCACGCCACGGGGGCGGCCACGGCCTGGTACCCCGCCGCCGTCAACCTCGGCGCGGGGTGACCGGTCTTGTTCAGCGAGTAGTAGATCAGGCCCGAGCAGTCCAGACCCGGCGGGATACTCGACCCACCCCACACGTACGGCGTACCCAGGAGGGTACGCGAGTAGTCCACCGCGTCCGACCCGGTCATCCCCTTCGTCTCGTCCGTGAAGAAATTCCCAAAAGCATCCATCAACACGCCAGGCACGGACTTGAGGATATCAGCCCAGGTACCGGTCACACCGATACCCCCCAGCAGCTCGTCCACGGGCTCACGGATAAGATGCGTGACAGCGCCAACAGGATCAGAGATAATGTCCGCGGCCGTCGCCGCGAAATTCTTCACCGCGTCCCACGCCGACGACAATCCACTGGTAATACGGTCCCAGATACCACCCTCAGCAAAGGCCCAGCCACGGCCCACGTCACCCCGACCCGACAGGCCCCGCCCGTGCGTACGCCGCGCCGCGGCATTCATCGCCGCCACAGCACGCGGCCCACCCACCGCACGAGTCCACTCAGGCACCATGATCGCCTCACCACCCGACAGGGCCAGACGACCACCACCATCACGCGACACGAAATGATACACATCACGACCCGGCGTATACCCAGGCAGCACGCCACCAGACGCATACCCCTCAATAGGTGAGATAGCAGGCAGGCGCGTGCCTAGGCCGACGGTCTCAGCCACCTTGTCGAACAACCATTTTATACCGTTCGTGTACACAGTATTAATGAGGAAGTTCACAGGCTTCGCGGCCGCGCCCTTGATCGCGTCCCACGCCGTGGTAATGACGTCCTTCGCCGTGGAAAATGCTGACCCGACCTTATCCATCGCCGTAGCTATAGCAGGCTGAACGGTGCCCGTAATAAAGGATTTGACCCCCTCGATCTTGTCGCTGATCCACGACCACACAGGATTCACGACGCTCTCCCACAGCCAGGTGAAGACTGCGCCGACGGCCTCGATAGCGACCTTGACGATGGACGAGAAGAGATTGAATGCGGGGACCGCCACGGCTGCCACAACATTTATTACGACGCCCAGCACCGAGATCACCGTACCCAGTACAGCCGTAAGAGTTGGTAGGACTGCGCTGAATATGTTTGTTAGCACCCCGATGATCGTCCCGAGCACCTGCCCCAGGACAGGAAGGATCTGCTGGATGATTGGTACGACAGCCGCAATCACCTGCTGAATCGGCGGAATTAGTGACTGTACCGCTTGGAGGATGAGCGGCATCAGCTGCTCAGCCAGCTGCGCCAGGATCGGGGCGAGGATCTGGATCGCCTGCACCACGACACCAGCCACCACCTCCACGATCGAGGTGACCACCGGCGCCAGCGAGATCAGGATGTCCGACAGCACAGGCAGTACCGCATCCACGATCCGCACCAGGGCCGGCATGATCGCGGCGATAGCGGCTGTCAGCGCCCCACCCAGGATCTCCACCACCTGCTGGACCGAGGGCATGAGCCCCTGGATGGTCTGCGCCAGCACGGGGAACACAGTGTTTGCGATAGTCACCAGACCAGGCATGAGGGTGGAGAGGGCTACCGCGAGCTGGTCGCCGAGAGTGCCCGCGATAGTCGCGAACGCGCTTGAGACCTGGGCGATAACGGGTTCGAGTGCCAGGAATACGGTCTTCAGCGACCCAAACGCGGAGTTCACCGCCTCGTGCAGGGTGTCAGACTGCTGCCACATCGAGGTGAAAAGCCCGATCACGATCCCGACCGGCCCGGTGATCCCACCGAACAGACCGCCGATCACAGGCAGCTGCGTGGCCAGGCCCCCCAGGGCCCCAGCCAGCCCGCCAATCACAGGCAGCAGGCCGGTCAGAGGGCCGAACGAGCTCTCCAGCCCCTCCCCGCCGTCGCCCTTGATCGCAGTGACAGAGTCCGCTATCTTCTGCCCGAGCCCGGTGATCCCCGAGGTGAGCGAGTTGATCTTCGCGGCGATCTCGTCCACGCCGATAGCCGTGATGACCTTCTCCATAGCGGCCTTGACACGGTTACCAGCATTAGTGAAAGCAGTTCCGATACCACCAGTCGCGGTCTTCGCCTGCTCCGCAAATGAGGCCATTCCATTAAGGCCTTCACCATTGAGCGAGATCAGGGCCGCATTAAAATCGTTGAAGGAGACATTTCCCTTCTTCATGGCGTCATAGAGGTCATTGGTAGACGCCCCGGCACCCAGGATGGACTTGGCCACCATGTCCATCTGCCCGGGCATGGCCGACGTCAGGGACCGCCACGCCGCCATGTCCACGGCACCAGCAGAGAGCATCTGCCGGTACTGCTCCATGGCGTTCTCAGCCAGGTTGCTGGACGCCCCACCAGCCAGGAGCGCGTTGTTCAGCGCCAGCGCCACGTCTGTCGCGCTCGTCAGGTCCCCCGTGATCGGGGCGAGTCCCTGAGCCGTCTGCGCCAGCGCCTGCGTGGACGTCGGCAGCCCGTCCAGCGCCGCCGCGATCCGCTTGATCTGCCCGGCCGCCTCCTCGCTGGAGAAGCCGATGTTTCCCATCACCTTGGGGAAATTGTTGAGCAGGTCAGCGCGCTGGACCGCCCCGCCCAGGTTGGAGGCGATGGTCGCCCCTAGGCCCGCGACGGCGACACCAGCGAGACCGACCCCGGCCTTTACCGTGTCCGACAGGGCGCCACCGATACGCGAGCCGACAGAGGCGGCCACGTCGATGGCCGTCGCAGCCCCCTTGGACAGAGCGGACCCCATGAGACCGCCGACGCCCGACAGGGCACCACCGACCTTCGAGGCCACGGCCGACCCCAGGGACACCAGACGCGGGGTGACGGTCTGCACCATGCCGCCCAGGACAGAGGCGGCCTGCCCCCCAGCCGTCCCGATCGTGCGCCCCATGTCCACGAAAGTTCGGCCGACGACTGAGGCTGCGCTCTTGATCGGCGCCGGAACACGCTCGCCGACCGCCTGGAATGCTCTGGCGGCGACATTGCTCGCGTCGATCGCCTTGGAACCCACCCACGTGTACGCAGTCTCGAAACCGGACTTGACCACGGCGCCGGCGTCGATCGCCTTGGAACCGATCCACGTGTACGCGGTCCCGAGACTGGACTTGATCCGGTCCGAGGCGTTCATGGCGGTCACCCCGACCGCCGTCGTCATCGTCTGGAAAGACGAGACGATCCTGGCAGCCCCGTCCTTCACGAACTGTGGCGTCAGGGTCACGAGGGCATTCTTCATGGACCGGGCGATATCACCGGCCGTGGTGCCCGCGATACGCCCCAGGTCAGCCAGGGCGGACCCGACAGGCCTCACGATCCCGGAGACCGCCTGCACGGTGCTGGAGACCGCGCTGGCAGCCTTCTGGGAGGCCGAGGTGACAGCGTCGATGATGCCCTTGGCCATGGCCGGGGACGACTTGAGCGCCCCCGTGATGCCCTGGACGACCCGTTCACCCAGGGACGCGGCAGCCTTGGAGACCGGGCTGCCGGACGAGCCGCCGAGCGCACGTGCGATAGCGTCTTCAACACCTTTCAGGGAGGGGATGATCTGCACGTACGCAGTCGCTAGCTCGACGCTCTCAGCCACGGCCGGCCTCCCTTATCGTGTTGTGCTTCCTCCGGCCGTCCTAGCCTTGTGCCGGGACAGTCTCGCGACGAGACGCGCCTCCTGCTCGGCCGCCTTGACCCGCCACCCCACCGGGGGCGGTTCCGGCCTCTGCGGTAGCTGCTTACCTCCATTGACGGAGATAAGCGTTGATTCCAGCCGATATCCTGCTTCCTTGACGGCGGCTACCTCATCAGACCAGGACGCTGGCCCGCCACGGGCACGATGGAACGCTGACCCAGGAGGGAGCCCACTGATGAGGGCCATCACCCTCCGCGGAGTTATCCGCCCCTTGTAGAGGCCGAGTAGGTCCACGCCGTAGTAGCGCTGGAGGTCGGCCTCGATGACCTCCCCGTACTCAGCCAGGAGCACGGGGAGGTACATTACTTTCCCAGACCCACGGCCCTCATGATCTCACGGACAGCCTCGTCCAGAGCCTCCAGGGGAATGCGCCCCTTCTCGTCGGCCAGGGTCTCCAGGACACGCATTCGTATCGTGTCATCAGGAATGATGGCGCGCATCATAGGCACGGGGTTACCTGCGCTACCGGCCTCGATAATGCGGTAGTCGTTGAGGTCCGCAGGGTCGATCACCCAGGTGATCCCCTTGTAGGTGACCTCACGGACCGCTCCCAGGGCCTCAGCCTTCTGCGCACGGTCCTGGGGGACTTTGGCTCCTGTCTCAGCGGCGCGGACGACGGCCTGGGGGCGCCTGCCCCGGTTTCTCCTGCTCATGATGATCCTCCTAGGTGGTCGTGGTCCTGCTCAGCTGGTGTCCCCGGGCCCCGACGAGAGAGGACCAGACCTCGCCGGGGCCCGGGCGTCTCATTTAGGACGGCATGAAAGCCGGGTCGTCGGTGATGAAGATAATGTCGGCCACGAAGGTCCCGTTCACGGCGTAGGCGGTGTCCTCGGTCGCAGAGAGCTTGAGCTCGTTGCGCTCACCGATCTCGAACCTGGAGCACGCCCACAGGTAGGTGTGCCCGTTGGCGTAGACACGGACCACGATGGCGTAGGCGTCCACCTTGCGGGCGTTGGACAGGACGTGCGTGGAGAACTTTCCCCCCGCGTCCTTCGTGGAGGACTTGATCTGCCACTGGAGGCCGAGGGTCTGGAGATTGGACTGGAGCGCGATGAAACTGAGATCCGTGTCCGAGTCCGTCATGATCTTCTTGTAGACCCGGTTGCCCTGGTGACCCTTGCGCTTGTCCACGCTGTCGGATGGCTTGATCGTCAAACCGTCACTGTTCAGGAGACCGACCTCCTGGAACTTTGGATCCAGGGGGCTCGTCAGGTCCGTGGGCAGGGCGGTACCGATAGGAGCGAGCGACACGTCGTCGTCGTCGCTCCCGAACTGGAGTACCTGCCCGATATTGATCTTCGCGTACGTCATTATTCTGTGGCCTCCTCAGACCCCTCGTCCTCTGCCTTGTCCTCGTGACGGCAGGCGCCACCCGCAGGAGCGGGGACCGCCTGCCCGAGATGAAGGAGCCGGGCTACCTCGCCCGGCTCCACGACGTCCACGACGTCACCGACACCTACCGGCTCCCCACCCACCTGGGCAGGGGCCGTGACCCTCATCCTCACGGACCCTCCTTGACGACCTGGTGCTTGACGACCTGGTGCTTGACCTGGATACTCATCCGGTACCTGTACCCGCCCGACGACGGCAGCGGCTGGTACGAGGGCCCGGACACCGCCACACGGCGGACGACACGGACACCACCTATGACAGGCGGCATCCGGCGTACGAGGTGGTCCCACAGGACGTGCGCCAGCTCTGACGCCCCGCCCTTGGTCGCGGCCCACGCCTCGAGCGTCACCATGGGGAAGTCGGTGGCCACACCACCCACGCCCCCAGTACGTTCCACCAGGACCCACGAGTCAGGACGGGGACTGGGCGCCTGCCCCACGACAGGCACCCCGACCACACCACCCAGGTGCCCGGTGAGGGCCTCCACGATGTCAGCGACCACGCGCCCCTCACCTCCCCGCACCGAGCGCGACCAGCAGGACATTGCCCTCGGCCTGGGCCCTGCGCCCGGTCTCGTCGTCGGTGCGGACCTGCACGCCGTAGCGCTCACGCCGCTGGGGCCGCTCACGCACGGTGAAACCGGCCCCGGCCGCGGCCGCGATACGCGCGGCACGGGCGTTGAGCTCCTTCTGCACGGCGGCCGACGTCAGGAGCCGGCGCGCACCACTGCTACTGACCCTCACCCTCACGGTGGCACCCACCTACTGGTCCCCCTCCCACCTCTTGCACAGGACCTCGACGTTCGACGCACCCCCGAGCGGGGACTCCTGGACGCCGGGCTCCCCGACGATCTCCCAGTCACGGCCCCCGTCAGGGAACCGCAGCCGGCACCGCGCACTGACACGGGTACCAGGCTCCAGGAACACGGTGCGGGCCCCGGCGGCGACGTCCCGCCCGGCCACGGTCTCGACCCCGGACAGGGAGTACCAGACACAGGTGACGGTCTCCTCCTCCACCTGCGTCCAGTCCTCGACCACACCACCCCACTGGGCCCTCTCACCAGGGGTCAGGATCGTCACCCGCTGTGACGCGAAGGACGGCAGCACGATTCCCCCTCTCAGGCCCAGTTCTGGAGCGTGTAGGGGGCCAGCAGCACCCGGTCCTCCGCACTCAGCGCCAGGCCGGTACGCGCCCAGGAGACGGCCACCTGCCCCGCCTGCTCCCGAGTGGCCCCCATAGGGCTGGCGGCAGCCCCCAGGACCGCCTGGACCACCACGGCCACCACGGCCGGCGCGGACGGCCACCCGTGCGTCAGGGTGACCTCCACGCACCGGAACCGCTCCGGGAAGCAGCCGGAGCGCAGCGAGACCATCCCGGCCGCCGACCAGTCGAACTCGACGTCGGCGCCGTCCACCCTGACCGCCTCCACACCGGTGACGTGCCCGCTGGGCAGCTGCATCACGCTGCCCCCGGTCCCGTCCAGGACCAGGGTCTGCCGTACCACAGGGGCGACGTGCCACCCGCAGGCCAGGCGCACCCCGTCCGACGCCCCGGCGACCAGGGCCGGCAGTCGGGGGTCAGCCGGGGAGACCTTCCCCATGGAGGCGGCCGCCACGTCAGCGGCCGTCACGAGCTCAGGCAGGCCGCCCACGACCCCCACCCCGGCTCTTGGTGGCGGCACGCCGCCACTTGTTCTCAGGGCACGGGGCGGCCTTCTCCTCACCCCCACCGTCCGGGGCCTCCGCACCCCCACCGTCCTCCTCGGCGGCCTCCGGCCCGGGGGAGAGCAGGCCCAGGGCCCGCGCGTCCTCCACCCGGTAGCGCACGCCGCCGACGGCCACCATCCCGCCCACCATCAGGCGGTCTTGACCAGGGCGAGACGGTTTGGCCGCCAGATGACGACGCCGCCGCGCAGCTCGGCGCGCACGTACACCATGTTGCGCTGCGCGTAGTCCTTGTGCTGATTGAAAGCGACGACGGACAGGCCCTCGTGGTCCAGCAGCTGCACCTGCTTGAAGTCACCGATCAGCGCCTGCCCCTTGGTGATCTTCTCACTGCCGACGACCGGGACGGCCCACAGGGTGCCCGGCCCGGTCCCGAAGGGCCCCTGCCCGTAGAACCGCTTCTGGGCGTCCTGGAGCAGGTCGATCTCCTCGACGTCCTCGGGGTTGAGCAGGACCGCGGTGCTCACGCCGCCGACGCGCGCGATCCGGGTCTTGGCGCGGCGCACGGCCTTGATGACGTCCATGACGCCCTCGGAGGCGGTGTAGGTCAGCTCCTGCACGCCGGTGGTCCTCAGGATGCCCCGGGGCTCCTGGGCGCCGCTGCCGTTGAGGATCTTGTCCTCGATCACGGAGTCCAGGTTGTAGGACAGGGAGGTCTGCATGTAGGACGCGAACGCAGGGGCGTCGGACAGCAGCTGGTTGGTCACGGTGAAGCCGTCGGCGAACGTGTAGGAGCGGCAGTCCGCCACGGCCGTGGTCATGTCCGAGGTCGGCTTCAGGCCGTCGGCCTCACCAGTGGCCTCGGCCACGATCGCGGCGTTGCTGGACACGCCGGTGATCTGCACGTACTCGAACGGGCCGCCCATCCGCCCCCGGCCGATGACGTCCAGGAGGGTCAGGGGCCGGCGGTCCACCATGTCCACGGTGGGGTACCGCTCGGCCTGGACGTGGGCGATGGGCGTGCCCAGGAGACTACCGGGGGCCTTACGGTTGACCATGAAGTCGTCCAGGTCACCGATCCTGGTCTTGGGCATGGCCAGCGGGGACCCGTTGCCCAGCCCGGCCGGGTTGGCCTTCTGGAACGCCCGGTAGGGGGCGGAGCGGACGTACCGCTCACCCAGGGTCACGGCACTGCCCGCACCGGCCCCGTCCGCGTCCCCGTCCTCGGCGTCCCCCTTCTCCAGGGCACCCGCCCTGGACAGTCCGGCCAGGGCCTCGGACAGGCCGTTCTGGGCGGCGATCTTGGCGTCCAGGGCGTTGACCTTCTCGATGGCGGCCTTGACGGCCTCGATCTGGGCGTCGGTGACCTCCGTCCCGGCACCGTTCATGATGTTCTGCGCGTCCATGGCCGCCTTGTAGGCTGCCTGACGCGCCCTCATGAGGGCACTCACTGTGCGTCCTCCTTCTCCGTCCGCCCCGCCAGGGCGGCGATCTGACAGTTCAGTCGCGCGACGGCCTCCGCCTTACCGCCCTCCTGGGCGGCCTCGGCGTTACCCCCGCCTTCCCCCTCCTCGGGGTCGTCCTCGTGGTCCGCGATCCACTCGTCCGCGATCTCGCGCAGGGCCGCGACCTGCTCGGCCGTGAAATCACCGCCGTCGCCGTCGTCCTTGACGGCCCGCCGGGACTTCACGTCCTCGATACTCGTGTCCTGGTTGGCCCCCAGGGGCACCACGGACACCTCGTAGAGGCTGACCCGGCGCAGCTCCCTGGCCTTCACCCCGTCCTCGACCTCGACCGTGGCGTCCTCCAGGACGTCGAACGCGAAGCTCATCTGCGCGACCGCCCCGGTCTTCAGGAGCCGGTGGACCTGCGCCCCCGTAGGGTTGTCCAGGTCCAGGGCGACCCGCACCAGCAGCCCGTGGTCGTCCTCCACGGCCTCCTTGACGGTGCCGATGAACATCGTCGGGTCGTCCATCCGGTGCCCCCACAGGGCGGGGATAGGCCGCCCCGTGGCCTCCCACGCCGCCAGCGTGTCCGCGAACGCCCCGCGCCTCACGACGTCGCCGTAGGAGTCGGGCGTGCGCGTCCACGTGGACGCGTACCCCGTGAACTCCCCCGGGGCCCGGGTATCGGCCTTGAGGGACGCGACCTTGTACTCCACCCTCACGACAGGACCTCCTCCGCGCCTCTCAGGCGCCCCAGTAGATACTCACCGAGCACGTGCACCCGGCTACCTCGTCGGCGCCGCCGACGGGGTCCCCGGGCCACTGCATCCCGTTGCTGAAGGGCTCGTGGGCGGGCGCGACCGCGCCGCTCATCGCCTGGTGCGACGGGCGGGGGTTCCTGGCGTAGGTGACCCACTCCTTGACGCACCGCCCGGGGGCCGCCTGCCTGGCGGCCTCGACGGCGGCGAAACCGGCCATGGCTGCCGCCAGGGCGTGCCCGGCCGCACCGGAGCGCTGCTCCCGGGCGATCGTGAATACCTGCCCCGGATCCCCGCCCGTCAGGGCCTGCTCGACCTGCCTGCGGGTGGTCTCGTTGACCCACCTGGCGCGGGCCGCGGTCACGGCCTTGAGGTAGGCCAGGACCCGCCTCTGGTCCCACGCCTGGTCAGGGTCGAAGCCGAGGGCGCGCACGGCGTCGCGCCCCATCTGCTCCACGCACTCACAGGCCAGGGCGTACAGGTCGGCCCCGAGCTCACGGTCCCACCGCCTCTGGTCCCACCAGTCGGCCTTGGGGCCGACCGCGGACAGCACGGACCTGGACTGCCTGGCGAAGAACTTGCGCAGCACCTCACCGGCCTTCTCCCCCCACGTGCCGGCCAGGTCGGCCGCCTTGACCAGGGGCCCGCCCGCGGCCTTCACGGGGAGCGTCTTGGGCTCCTCGTTCTGGGTCCCGGAGTCCGTGGGGGACGCCTGCCCGCCGATCAGGACGTTCAGCGGCGTCACCAGCCCCTCACCCTCCTCCAGGGCAGGCAGGTTCGCGCGGGCACGGACCTCGTTGGTGGTCATCCACGGGCGGCCGCTGGCCGTCTGGTACGCCTGCGCCTGAGCCTCGAAGGAGCCGCGCAGCTTCGCGTCCAGGTGCGCCTCGACGTAGATACCCGAGGACGGCTCCAGGCGCTCCACCAGCGGGGCGACGGCCTGCTCCCACGCCGTGATGTAGGGACCCAGGTTGTCCCGGTAGAGGGACTGCCGGAGCGCTTCCACGTTGGAGTAGTTCCCCGCCCGGATACCGAGGATCTCGGGGGCCACGTGGTAGGCGGTGGCCACCTCCTCGTCCGTCAGCCGCCGCGCCTCCAGGTCGGACAGGTCAGCCGGCTGCCACTGCCGGTCGTGCCACTGCATACCCTCGTCCAGGAGCATGGTCCCGCCCTCACGCTCGGCGGTCGCCTGGAAGGCCCGCAGCGAGGTCAGGAAGTTCTGCCGCGCCTCACGCGAGGTCCACGCCGTCTCACGGCTGACCCACCCCGTGTGCAGGGAGGCCCGCCGCATGACGGCCCGCCGGTAGTCCACCGAGTCGGCGGCCTCCTGCAGGAGCGCCCGCAGCGTCTCCACCGGGGACGTGCCCCGCCCGTGGGACTGGGCGTAGCCGACGTCCAGGAGGAACCCGGACGGATCCAGGTCACGGGCCTGCCCGTCCTCCCCGGTCACACGCACCGCGGTCACCCGGTCCAGGCCGTCCGCACGCAGCCGGAACCGCCTCGGCGGGATCCGTACCAGCTCGGGCACGTCCCCGCCCTCGTCCACGGCCACGCACCACCGGTCGTACAGGAGCCCGTCGATCAGGACACGCTCCCAGAACCGCACCGGGGACATCCCCGGCGCCCGGCTCGGGCGCGTCAGGAGACCGGCCACGGCCCCGTCACGCACCCGGACCCGGTCCGTGTCACCAGCCAGCCGGTAGGCGTGCAGCGGGATCGACGCCACATTCGACGCGATAAAAGACACCACCTTGCGGACGGACGGCTGGAGCTGCCACACCGTGGCCACCGACAGGCCCCCGCCGTCGTAGTCCACCAGCGGGACACCCGGGTCCACGACGTCGAGCACCGCCCCCGTCCGCGCGGCACGGGCGCCGAGCTCGCCCAGGGACTGGAAGATCATCCCTAGACCACCTGCACCACGACCGGGTAGGGCACCACGAGGACCCCGTCGATACGACCGCCCCGCGCATCCTCTACGCCGGCCAGCACGAGCGCCCTACGCCCGGCCTCCTGGAGCGTGCCCCTGACAGTGTCCCCACCCACGGAGACCACCACCGTACGACCCGTGTAGGCCCTGAGCATCCTGCGCACAGCACACCTCCTCAGAAGAGATCGACAGGCCCGTCCTCGTAGACCGAGGGAGCCCCGGGAGCATTGGTCAGCTGGTCCCACAGGGCCTCGGTCACGGCCACCAAGGGCGCCGCATTGTGCGGACTGTTACGCCGGTCCCAGTACCAGCCGTCCCCGAAGACACGCTGCGCCCCCGTCCGCGCCGGCAGGTCCAGGACCTCCTGACCACGGTGCGCCAGCGGCGGCAGCCCACCAGAGCCACCCCCCGCAGCGACCACACGGTCATAGAACAGACCGCACCCGATAGCCAGGTCACTGCCCTGCCACAGGACCACCTCCAGGCCCTCCACCTCCGACAGCGGCTGCACCAGGGACGCCGCCGGGCACCCCCGGGCCTGCACCACGCACCGGGCCGGATGCCCCGCGTCCACGAACCCGCGGAACCACTCGGGCACCCACTCGATCCAGTCGCTACCAGGCCGGCCCGCCGCGACCTCGACCTGCGGCCTCCCGTCACCACGGATACCGCACACCCCGACGAAAGCCGACCCACGGTCCCAGTTCACGTCCACCGCGAACGACAACGGCGCGTCATCAGGGATGACACCCCGAGGATCCAGGCACTCCTCCCAGGCCCCCTCACCGAACGGCCCCTCCACCAGGCCCGTGACCCACTGGCACAGGCACTCGGTACGGAAGATCGGCTCCGGGTCGGTCGCCGCCGCCGACGCGAGCGTGCCCTCAGCCATCGTGTACCCCAGGGACGGATTGGCCTCCTGCCACCCCTCCCGGTCCCACACCGGCCGGCCAGGCGCCGCCGACCACTCGAAGACACCGAGCGTGTCGTCACCCGCGCCGTCACCCGAGCAGATCCCGTCCGGATCCCCCAGGGCCAGGTGCGCCTTCTTCCGCAGCGTCATGAGCACCACGCTCGCGTCGTCCCCGGCATTGCTCATACACCAGATCTGGGCCCGAGCCCGGGCCATAGCGGTCTTCGTGACCGCGCCCCACGCGTTCCACGACGTGTGCTCCCGCAGCTCGTCCAGGATGATCAGGTCCCCCGACAGGCCACGCCCCGCCTTACGATTCGCGGCCTTGACCTTATACTTCTCACCACCCAGCAGATCCAGCGACTTCTTCCCGTTGACCCGCACGACCCCCTTCATCTGCGCGGCCAGCTCGTCCACGCTCTCCACGATCTCGACGCACTCACCCCACAGGGTCTCCGCGACGTCGAGGTCCTGGGCCGTACCGATCACGAGCTTCACACCCAGCACGTACATCGCCCACAGGGTCAGCATCTGCACCACCGTGGACTTCCCGTTCTGCCGGCCCACCAGGAGCACCACCGTGCGGTACCGGAACTTCCGCCCGTCCTCACGCAGCTCCAGGGCACGGATCAGCAGCTCCTGCTGCCAGGGGATCAGCTCGACACCGACCACCTCGTGGGAGAACTCGATCACCGAGTACCCCATAGACGTCTCGGGCGTCAGCTCCCGCAGCGGCCGCGTGCAGACCCGCGGCGCCGTGTACCCCAGCCGCGACGACTCCTCACGCAGCGGGCACGCCCCGACCGCCTCCGCCATGAACCTGTCGAAGAATTCCCCGCCGTCAGACGGCTCGGAGGTGGGCGGCACCCCGACGGAGCTTCGAGAGGCTGCTCTCACCACCGGCCCTCCTCTCACGCTTCTCCCACACGGCCCGCACCCGGGCGGACAGGCCCAGTGACTCGCTGTAACGCAGGTACACGCCCATCAGGTCCCTGAGCTCACGGGGCGGGGCCGCGTCCATGACCGCGTCGTCGATCTGCTGCGAGCACCGCAGCAGGGCCGCCACCAGCCCACTGTCAGCGTCCGTGACCCACTCCGCCGCCCGGACCGCGGCCCTGGTAGCCTCCTCCAGCGACTCGTACTCCTCCACGCACGCCCCCCGACCAAACTCCTCGCGCGCGCACGCGCGCGCACGCGCGAGACCACCCGGGGAGGGGGAGCCCACTGCCCGCCCCGACCCGTCCGCCGCGCGCGCGACTCACGATCCGAACGCCCCTACCCGCCCCGGCCCAGCGGCCCGCCCGGCCCCGGGGCACCCCACCGCCGGGACTGGTTCCCCATACCCGGCAGCCCCCCGCCCACGCCCCTGGCGCGGTTGCACACCTGGTGCACCACGCGCAGATTCGCAGGATCGAGCCTGAGATCCGGGTAGTCACGCCACGACCTGATGTGGTCCACGCTCGGCGCGTCGTCAGCATTACGGTCACGCGCGTCATAGCGGATCCGAAGACCACAGATCGCGCACGCTTGAGCGCGCTCGGCAGCTCGCGCGATCGTCTGACGCTGGAGCCTGCGCCAGGCAGAACTATCTCTCGTGACCACGATCAGAGACCGGCTTTCTGCGCGACGACGGCGACGGCGACGGCGACGGAACCTGGCCGCGAGCCGCAGCCGTGAGGCACGAGCGTCCGACCAGCAGCCGCACCGGCAGCGACGACAGTACTCAAGCCCGCGAGCCCGCGCTCGGCCGGCGCGCGACGAGCGGCCGCGCTGGCCGCCGTGGAGGACGTCCTGGACTCCTTCGCTCGGCCAGCGCGCACCACCCCCGACGAGGCCACGCCGCCCCAGGCTACCCGGTACCCGGCACCCGGTAGGACCGCCCGGGCAGGGGAGGGGCACCAGCCCCCACGCCCCGGGGGCCCCGCACCCAGGAGGGGCACCCCCGGGTACGCGACGGGCCCCCACCCCGCACAGGGTAGGGGCCCGTCCTCGTGGGCCGGCCGCGGTACCCGCCCCCACCGTGCGGGGTCCACTACATGCCGCGTCAGCCAGTGACAGCGGCACGAGGGCCACCCCTGCTCACACAGGGGCCACCGGGTCCCGGCACCTGGGATCAGGATCCCGTCCGGGCCATCCCCGCCGTACGGCGGGGGCTGGTGGGCACACGTCGGCCTGGCCCGCATACTACAGCGTGTCACCCCGAGCGCGCCAGTCGGAGGCGGAGGCGGATGACGAGGTTGGTGTCACGCAGGGGGTAGACGGTACGCCCCCGGTCGTCCGTGCGGCGGGCCAGGACGCCGCGCTGCGCCCAGGTCTCCAGGGTGCGGCGGGGGACGTCAGGGGCCCAGATGGTGGCGAGCTCGGCCATGGTGACCACGGCGCCGTCGGGGACGGTGGCAGAGCGCATAGCGTGCCGGGCGGCGGAGGCCACTGCCCGCGCCGCGTCAGGCCACCAGGTGCCGCAGGCCCCGGTGCACACCCCGTGGTCGGGGGTGCCGGTGCGTCCGGGGTAGGAGCTGACGGGGCCGCCGCAGGTGGGGCAGGGGCCCACGTGGACGGGGGCGTGCCCGGTGACGCCTGCGAGCCAGTGGTGGGCGCGGCCCACGTCCTCGCACAGGTCCTCCCAGTCCGGGGCGTGGGCAGCGGCCCAGTCAGCCATGTCCGTCAGGTAGGCGGCCGGGCTGGTGATACCCAGGTCAGCCGCCCGCGTACCCTCCGGGTGAGGGCGGCCGACACGGTCGCCGTGGACGGAGACGGCCCAGTGGTCCAGGAGCCAGCCCAGGCCGGCGCTGGTACGGATACCGGCGGCGCCGTCGTCGAGGTCGTCGGTCACCTCGTCCAGCCGGAACGGCAGCCGCCCGTCCCCGCCCCGCACCGGGCGCGGTGCGGGGCGGGGGGAGTGCAGGCCCAGGAGGGCGGCGGTCACGTCAGGCAGGGCGGCCCTCCACTCCGTGACGTCCCGCAGCCAGGATCTCACCTGGGACGCCCGAGTCACGAGCCGACCACCGGCTGGTAGGCGGCACGGAACTCCTCGTCGGAGCACAGGCGGACCCGGCTGGTCCCGGTGCGGACCACCCAGTCACCAGGACGGACGCGCACGCCGTCGGGCGGGGTACTACCGCGGGACGCCCTGACGCTGCTGACCCAGGCGGCGATCTCCTCGATATTGGCGAGGGTGACCTGGACGGCCTCCACGACCACGGGCCGGGAGTGGAAGAGGAGCGGGGTGACAGCCAATCGTCGGATCCTTTCAGCGTCGGCGGGCCCTGGGGGCCAGCAGGGTCGCGTACTCCCGCAGCTCCCGGGAGCAGCGGATCACGACGTCGGCGGCAGGGTGGGGGACCGGGGCCCCCTTGGCGTCCGCCACGATCAGGGTCTCTCCCTCACGCTCGATCCGCTCCTGGGCGTCCAGGAGATTGGCGAGGGTCGCGCAGTAGGCGTCGACCACCCCGTCGGGGACGCGCTCGAGACGGTCCCCGGCCTCCTGGAACCGGGCGGCCAGGTCGGCCCGGATCTGGTCGCGTGTCCTGGCCACGTCAGTCCACCCCCAGTCCGCGTCGTCCGGTGACGGCCTCACCCGTGGTGACGACCCCGGTCGGTGCCCGCCCCATGGTGACGGGTGAGGCCAGCGGGTCCAGGTCACGGAGACCGGGCACGCCGTGGTCGGCGTTCCACCCCGGCTTGACGTCCTCCCAGACGGTCTCCACGAAACCGCGTAGGAACCTGGCCTTGGCCGGGTCGCTGGAGACCTGGAGGTGCTCGATCCTCTTGTTCTCGTTCAGGTTCGCCGAGGAGGTCACCGACACGCACATACCGTCCCCCTCGATCAGGACGAATTTCGCGTGGGTGCGGGTGGTGCGGATCCTCTCCTCCCCGAAGGCATCCATGACCTCCACGGCGTAGCCGCGGGAGCCGGCCAGGGTCCGGAAGTTCGCGTCGAGGATCCACCGGATCGACCGGATCAGGTCGGTGCCCAGGAAGTGGGCCATGACCTCTGCGTCGTACAGGCCCGTGGAGTAGGTGCAGATCGTGACGTCGGCGGGCCCGGTCTGCTCCAGGAGCACGAGGGTGGCGTCCAGCAGGGAGAACTCACCGCCCGTCAGGCAGTCCAGCTCCCACCCGTCCCGGAAGTCCCGCAGGGCCCGCCGGGCGGACGCGGTACGCAGGAACCGGTGCCGGCGCCGCCTGGGGACGGGGCGCGCCACGGTGACGGCCCTGGAGACGGTGGGGGCGGGCTCGCTGGACAGGTTCAGGGGCTGACCGGTGATCGCACCCGTAGCGGTCGTGGTCAGGTCGAGGGTAGACTGGTGCACAGCCCCTCCTTCAGGATAGTTGATGGTCGGGGTCAGTCCCCCGGACGGTGTTGGCGCACCCCCGGGGGACGCCACTATCATACCACTTTTTCCCCGGTATCCCGGCGAAGACCCGGGGTCCACGCCCTGGGCGCAGGCGGGACAGGTCACGAGCCGACCAGCGGCCGGTAGGCGGCACGGAACTCGTCGTCGTGGTACAGGTGCCACCGGACGGCCCCTGTGCGGACCACCCAGTCGCCGGAGCGGGCGCGCGCGTCGAGCACGGCGACGGTCCTGGGCACGTCGGTGACGCTGCTGACCCAGGCGGCGATGTCCTCGATGTTGGCGAGGGTGACCTGGACGGCCTCCACGGCATCAGGTCGGGGGTAGAAGAGGAGCGGGGTGACAGGCATGTCCTAAGTCCTTTCAGTGTCAGCGGATGTCAAGGGCTCGGGCTGGAGGCCGGGCCTACTCCAGGAGCACGACGGCCACCAGGAGGACGACCAGGATCGTCCCCCACACCCTGGTGCCGGGGTCGTCCAGGATCTCCAGGAGGAGCGGCCGGGACGCAGGCGGATCCGGGTCCAGGACCGTGCAGATACCGCACGGGCGCGTACCGTCACCGGTGTCGCGCCCGCACCGGGGGCACCAGCCGCCGCCCGCGCCAGCCCCGGCGAGATCGTCCGGATCCAGGTGCCGGCTCATGCCGGCCCCCGGTTCAGGACGGTGAGCAGGACGTCGGCGTGGCAGGGAGCCCCGAGGGGGCACCAGCAGGCCAGGTCGTGGCCCGTCAGGTGGGTGCGGGCGTCCTCCAGGAGGGCGGGCTGGTGGGACAGCCACCTGGTGTAGTGGCGTACCGCCTGCTCCTGGGCCTGGGCCCTGGTGGGTGCCTGGCAGACAGGCGTCCGCCAGGAGCAGACCAGGCCGTCCCAGACCTGCCAGACGCCGCCCGGGCGTCGCACGATCTCGTAGGGGCTGCCCCACCTGGAGGGGCGGCCGACGTAGCGGGCCGGCTGACCGCACCCGCAGGAGCAGGTGGGTGTCCGCCACCCGCGGGTGCGTCTGCGCTGTACGCGCCGGGGGCGGGTCACCAGTCGCCGTCCAGGGCCAGGCAGGTGGTGCAGACAGTGGTGGACGAGGGCTCGCCTCCCATGTCGCGTCCGCACCTGGGGCAGTAGCCGACGTCGTAGCCGGCCCCGTCGTAGTCGTAGTCGTCGGGGATCACTGGTCTCCTCCTCCGGTGGTGGTGATGCCGAGGGTGCGGACGACGTCGGGGCGCAGGTCCCCGTCCTGGCCCACCAGGGCGTCTACCGCCTGCTCGCCGGCCCGGGTCCCCTCGGTCCGCTCCCCGGCAGCCAGGGCCACGAGGTTGGCGACCCGCACCTGGTCGGCCAGGTGCAGGAGAGCGTGCACCTGCGCCTTGAGGAGCCAGCACACTGCCATGGACCCGCCCTCGCCCGGGACGTGGTCGTAGGCCGTGTCCGCCAGGTGACGGGCCGCCCAGGCGTCACCCCAGGCCGGCCTGTAGTCGTCGTCGGGGATCATGGCCGGTCCTCCCGGGTAGGGGTGACGGGCACCCGCAGGGTCTGGCGGACCTGAGCCCGCAGGTGCCCGTCCGCCGCGAGCACGTCCCAGGCCTCGTCCCCGACCGGGGTGGGCTCGTGGGCCAGCTCAGTCAGGGCGGCGATACGCTGGACGTCCGCCAGGTCCTGGAGGGCACGCCTGATCCTGGTGAGCTCGACCAGGATCGCACTGATCTCCCTGTCATACGGCCGGCCCTCCTCGTCCTCCCCCCACCAGGGGGCGTTCCCCCACCACCAGGACAGGTCCCTCCACCAGGACACGATCCTGCGCCGCCGGCGGGTCAGGAGGCGCCTCACAGGACCGCCCTCCAGACCATGATGGTCAGGGCGGTGAGCCCTGACAGTGCCAGGACGCCCAGGGCGGCCACGACCAGCAGGGCCAGGAGGCCCGCGAGGAGGCCGGCCAGGCGGCCGGGGCCCTGGGAGGTCATGAGAGGACCACGACCAGGCGGCCGTCCTCCCCCGGGGCGGTCATCACGCCCCGGACGCCGCGGATCCCCTCGACGACGACGGGGGTGTCCCCGCCGCCGGACAGGACCCGGGCCTCGAGCTCGGCGAGGAGCTGGGACACGGTCATCCCCAGCTCGTGGCGGGGGTGACGGTTCACGACCTCAGCCGGTGCTGGGTGGTCGGGGGTGATGGTCACGGTGCCGACGGGCACCACGGTGCAGGGGTGGTCCAGGCAGACGGTCAGGGTGGGTGCCTGGTCGTCGTCGGGGGATACGTCGATGTGGGCGACGTACCCGGTCAGCGGGCGGGTCGTGTCGGTCATGGTGGTGGTCCTCCTTGTGGGAATCATACATGATTGGTGGGTGGTGCGCGCACCAGGGTGCCCGGGTGCACGCACCCTGATGAGCGGGGTCAGCCGGCCCGTACCAGGCCGCCGGAGGCGCCTGCCAGCACCCCAGGGTGAGGCCCCCCGCCCGCCCGCAGGCGGGCCAGGACCTCCCGGGCCCGGGCCGGTCCCGACAGGCCGTCCAGGACGTCCTCGCCCGGAGGCAGGGCGCGTGGTGGTGTGCGGCCGACCACGGCCCAGGCGTGGGCCTC